TCCAGGCGGTCTTGTTCCGCGCTCAACTTATTGCGGCCGAGTTCGCTTACTGGCGACGACGGGGCTGCAGCGAAGAAGCGTGCCAGCGAGATCGAAGCGATCACGAAGGCTCTCGAGCAGATGAAGGCTCAGACCTTCAAGAAGCAAGAGGACTCGCTCGATTCTTTGCTGTCGGCTGTTGATGAGCAGTTTGCTGACCTGGGTCGGCGCATCGCTGAGCTTGGGGGCGCGGCCGGCAAAGACTTCATGATCGCGTTCCGTCGCCAAGTGGCCGAACGGAAGATCGAAGTCACGCGCGACTTCAACGACAAGCAACTGAAGGAACAGCAGGCACTCAACGCCAAGCTCGATCAGTTGGACGCATCGGTGGGCCGCAATAAGTTGAGCGCGGAACAAGACCGCCTGGACGCAATTCGTGAAGCGGTGCGTGACACGGCTTTGAAGATACAGGCCGATCGTGAACGGCTGTTGGCCAACGGGCAGGACACCGCGTCAACGGATGCGCAAGAGAAGCGGCTTGAACGCTACGTGCTCGAGGCCCAGCGGCTAGAGTCAATCAAGATCGCCCGCGAAAAGTTGCTCAGGCTCGAGGCGCAATACAACAAGACAGTTGAACTACGTGACGCCAAGATCGCTGCGGTACGGGCTCAACAAGAGACAGGGACCGGCCCTGACGCCATCACCGACGTGCAGGCAGCCGAACGTATCAACGCGATCAATCAAGAGGCACTGCCGGCCATTCTGACGGCTGCGCAGGCCACGCGCGAGTGGGCGGATGCGAACCAAGCCGTGTTCAACAACCCGGCTGAGTTCCAAATCTTCTTGGCGAACCTCGACGCGACGATTGCAAAGGTGGTGCAGGTCAAAACCGAATTCAGTGCGCTCGAAAGCAAGGCAGTCAGCGGCGCAGTGCAAGCGATCGACACCGGGCTCAATTCTGTATTCGAAAATCTCGGCAAGGTGCTCGACGGTCAGCAGTCTGTGTCGGACGGCTTCGACAACATTGCCCGTTCGTTCGGGATGTTCGCTGCACAGTTCTTGCAAGAGATCGCGGTCATGATCATTAAGCTCGCGATCTTCAATGCACTGAAGAAGTCGGGCAACATCTATCTGCAGGCGATCGGCACGGCTGGCGCTGCGTCGGTCGGCTCGCGCCGGCTTGGTGGCGTGGTCGGTCAGCCGGCTCCGCAGACCAAGCGTGTCAGCCCGCTGCTGTTTGCGAACGCACCGCGGTATCAGGCGGGCGGCATTGCCGGGCTGTCGTCGGACGAATACGCGACGATCCTGCACAAGAACGAAGAGGTTCTTACGGCTGACAGCCCGCGCAACATCATGAACGGTGGCGGCACGCCAGCGGCAAGCCAACAGACGGGCAACAAGTTCGTGTTGGTCGATGATCGCAGTCGTATCCCAGAAGCTATGAACAGCCCCGAGGGCGATGCTGTGTGGGTTGTGCAGCTCCAACGCAACGTTGCAACCGTGCGGCAGATGTTGAAGGGTTGACCCGTGGCCGCTACCCCAGTCTTTGAATTCGACGTACCTCCCCCGTATGACACGCTTGCGATCTACGGGGAGAAGGCACTTGCTGTGCACGATCCGATCGATGAGGCGCCGGCACGAACGAACTTCTACCTGACAACCTGGGCGGACCTCGAGGGTGGTGAATACCTCTTGCGCGTGGTTGCTGTCCAAGCGAGTTCATGGGCAACGTCGATCACTCAGAACAATCCGCGGGTGTTCTTCTATACGAAGCGGGATTCCGGATCTCAGGTCGCGTTGGTGCACTTGCCCCGCGGCCGGCAACGGATCGACATCCTCTTGTCGAATCTCTCCCTCGCGCCTGCTGAATGCTGGGTGGCATTCTCGTTGTGGCGTCAGGACAAGTTGGTGTATGCCAGCGAGGCAAGTTCGTGGGCCATGGACACGGTTCCCGTCGTGGATGCTGACATCCCCGATGCTGGCGATCGACGCTTGCGCCTGCCGGTCTTCTCGTTCCTTCCCAACTGGAAACAGGGTCTGAACGAACGCGTCACCTATTCGACCGAAGTGCTGTCCAGTGAGACTGACAGCGAACAGCGGCGCAGCCTTCGTGTGATCCCGCGCCGTTCGATCGAAGCGACGTTTCTTCGTCAGAAGACGTTGCGCTCGCGTCTGGACGTGTTCTTGAGCAGCATCGGCAAGAATCAATTCCTGATGCCCATGTGGCATGAGCAATACCATCTGACCGAAACGCTCGGGCTGACGTTGGTGTTCCCGGCCGGCACCCTGGCGCTGCGCGAGTTCCGTTCGCTGTCGCTTGCCCTGGTGTTCGGCAAAGATCCTGGCTCTTACGAAATCTTGCAAGTGGCTGAAGTAAACCTTGGAACTGACACCATTCAGTTTGCTAATGTTCCGGCCGGATCTTGGGGTGACGGTAGCCGTATCACTCCACTGCGCGTGGCTCGAATCCTCGAATCGCCGTCGATGAGCAACATCACAGATGCAGTTGCAACGTCGACCATTCGTTTTCAGATCGACGACGCTGAGCCCCAATGGTTCGATCCTGCCTGGAATACCGACCCCTACCTATTCAATTTCAAGATCAACCGTGCGCTCGATGTCTCCATCGGATACGAACGGCCCAGTGCCTACAGCATGCAATATGAGTACGGTCCGATTGACGTATTCGACAGCGAACAAAAAGGGCGCCTGACGCTTCGTGCGGCGATGACGATGCGCGGACGTGCGCAAGTCCTGGCGTTCCGCAAGTTCATTGCAATGACCCGTGGCCGGGCTGTTCGCTTCTGGCTACCCACCGGCACGACAGACATTTACTGTGTCGGTTCAACCATCGGCGGAACCACACTCGACATCAAGTCAATCGGGTTCACGGATTACTTCAAGACTGCGCAAGCCTTCCGGATGACCATCGTGATCACGCCGAACGACGGATCATTTTCACCGGCCTATCACACGATTGAGTCATTCGAGGAAATCAGCAGCACGGTTGAACGCCTGACGTTGACCGAGGCATTGCCGTCGATCTCTGTGAGTTCGATTCGAAGTGTTTCATTCCTCATGGCCGCTCGCTTCGATCAGGACGCATTCGAACTGCACCACCACGTCGATGAGTCTGCTGCAGTTCAGACATCAGTCGTTTTCAGAACTGCCGATGACGTGACCCCTCTTGCGCTATTTCCCGCATAGCTAGGAAAGCACCATGCCATTTCAAGCTATTGAGTCGTCCATTGAAGACGGCAAGCCGATTGAGTTCTATTCGTTCACCTTGGGTGATACCGTCTGGCGATACACCACATCTGAAAAAGATTGGATTGACACTGGTTTCACCTGGACATCTGCGGCCATTGCGCGCAGCAACGTCAAGCAGACTGGTGAATCGATCAGCGACGTGCAGACCTTGACTGTCCCATCATGGATCGGGCCGGCGCAGTTGTTCATGACACAGGCCCCATCCAATTCGATCATGCTCACCATCTGGTGCAAGCACTCGGGTGACGCCCCGGTCGGCGATGCGCCTGACGCAGTGGTCATCTATTCGGGTGAGGTGACGAACTGCAATTTCCCGTTGCCCGGTCAAGCGATCCTGTCGGTCGAGTCATTGGTGTCGTCCATGAACCGCGAAGGTCTGCGGCTCGCATGGCAGCGGTCCTGTCCATACGCTGTCTATGACCCAGTGACATGCAAGGTGACGAAGGCTGCATTCAAAACAGACTTCGTTGTTCTGACAATCGACGGCTTCACCCTTGGTGTTGAGCTTGTTACGACGAAGGCTGATGCCTACTTCAACAACGGTTTCTTGGAATGGATTCACCCCATCCGAGGAATCGAATATCTGTCGATCGAAGTGCACACGGCTGTCGCGTCACCCGCGTCCGGTGAGCCCAATGCTTTCTTTGTTGTGATGAACGCGCCGGGTGAGTTGTTCGAAGGTGCGCTTGGGTCGGTTTATCCCGGCTGCAACTTCACGCCGACCGACTGCACGGAAAAGTTCGATAATTTCCCGAACTACGGTGGTGTTCCGGATCTGCCGGGCCGCTCACCATTTGACGGTAATCCAGTTTTCTGAGGGGCCAATATGACCGGCTGGGAAGTCTTCTTTGTCATCGCTTCGATCTTGCTGTCCTATGCGATGGCACCGAAACAGCAGTCTCGAAAACCCGAGGCGTTCGATGAGATTGAGTTTCCCCAAGCAGATGAGGGCACACCCCAAGCTGTGACCTTTGGTGATTGCTGGTCAGGGGATTGGATGGTGCTTGCTTATGGCAACTACAGGACCGAAGAGATTCGCAGCGCGGACGACAAAAAATGACCGATTCAACTGACCCGATCGTCGGTATCCAGCATCTTCGTGCTGCGGGCCTGTGCTCGCGCGGTGCGCGGATCTGGTGTCAACGGTTCGAACTGAATTACATGCGGTTCGTTCGCGAAGGCTACCCGGCCAGTGTGATCGAGAGCAAAGGTGATGCCCTTGGTAACCGGGTTGCCAGCATGGCCCGCAAAGAAGTAGGCCGCTCCAATGGCTAGCGCAGTCATCGGGTTCAAGTATTTATTCGGCATCCACATGGGTGTGGGTCGCGGCCCACATGACGAACTGGTCGAGATCAAAGTCGGCGACAAGACAGCATGGCGGGGCTCAGTAACTGCCAACGAGACAATCACGATCGACGCGCCCGATCTGTTCGGTGGTGAGAAGAGTGAAGGCGGCATCACCGGCACCATGGACGTGCTATTCGGTGGCCCGACTCAAGTTGCTACCGACCGCATGGGTGATGTGCTTACGGTCCCCATGCCCGGGTTCCGTCGCCGAATGACCATGTTCTTCGACGGTGTCGTGTCCGTCATGAACCCATATCCGAAGCCGTGGAAGTTCCGCACTCGGCGGGCACTCGGGGGATGGGATGGTGAGCCGTGGTATCCCGAGAAGGCAATCATTTCATTGGTGCGGCCGGTGAGCACTGCTGAAAGCGAATCGACGCTCGAGACAAAGACAATTGCCACAAGCGAGACACGCACGACGGTCCAACTGACGCCGGGATCAGGCCCATGGTCATTTGAGATCGAACCGACTGGGACACTGATCAGTGTCGATAAGGTCTACTTCGGCCAGACGATTTTTGCTGGGGGCGACGGCACTGCGGCTGATGGAACTGGTGTCGGCCCCGGGGGTGATGGTGATGGTGCTGGTGACGGTGGAGTCGGCGGATGAGTTACAACAACTTCAAGGAACTGATTCCCGTCACTGAATACACAGTATCGGGCAATGTCATCACGATCGTCGACATTCCGGAAACGGAGTCATACACACCAATCGATTACGCGAATCGTGAAATGCACTGCGATTACACGCAGTCGATCACGACGGTCAATCCGCTTGCTGGGCCGGGTGACGGGCTGATTCAAGCGATGAACCCCGCGCACATCCTCTATGAAGCCTTTACCAATCGTGAATGGGGTCGCGGTCTGCCTCGCGAACGCCTGGGTGTTGATTCGTGGATCTATGCGGCTGATAAGCTATTTGCCGAACGCTTCGGAATGTGCATCCGGTGGACGCGGACCGATGAAATTGGTTCATTCATCAAGTCCGTCCTTGATCACATCGGGGGTGTGGTGTATGACAATCGAATCACCGGGCGCATCGAACTGTTGTTGATCCGGGGCGACTACACGAAGGGGAATCTTCCGTTCTTCGACAAGGACTCGGGGCTTCTGAAGATCACGGAAGCATCATCGGCCGCACTCGGCCGCGCGATCAATGAGGTGCGTGTCACCTATCGTGACCCGGTCACTGACGAAGACCGCACCGTGCGAGCGAGCAACCTTGCTGCGCTGCAGGCGGCTCGAGGTGAGATCAACTCGGTGACGAAGGCTTACCCTGGCCTGCCCACGGCTGAGCTTGCTCTGCGCGTTGCCAATCGTGACTTGAAGGCAATGAGCCCCGGCATTCGTCGATTCAACATCATGCTCGATCGACGTGGGTTCCTGATCTACCCAGGAGCAGTGTTACGCATTCAGGATCTGGCGCGCAACCTTGCGGACATCGTCGTTCGTGCCACGGCCGTTGATTACGGGCGGCTCGGGCAGGGCGAGATTACCATCCAATGCGCGCAAGACGTGTTCGGTCTGCCGCAACGAAACTTCACCATCATCGAACCGCCCACTTGGACACCCCCGCCGAACAAGGCATGCGTTGGTGATTTCAAGGTATTCGAAGCCCCCTACCGTGCCGTCTATCAGGCGTTGTCTGTTGCCGATCTGGCTGTCGTCGATCCAGCTTCTGCTTACCTGTGCGTGGTCGCTCAAGAGGGACAGCCCACAAACAGTTCCTATACCATGGCCGTTCGTTCCGGTGCGCCTGAGATTGAGGATGAGCCACCCGATGATTCATACCTCTGCGGTGTCTGACCATGGCAAATGCTGATTACACAATTCGTGCCGGCGCCCAAGGGTTCTGCCCTGTCGGCTACCTGAACGCAGACATCACCCAGTTGCAGACTGCCGTCGTCATGACGGGCTACACGTCACCGATTGCCGATGGCATTCGGCTTGGTATGGCCGCGATGATTGACGAGGAAATCGTTGAAGTCGTGGCCCGGTCCGGCAACAACCTGACCCTTGCCCGCGGCTGTTGTGACACGGTCCCGGCGCTGCACTCGAGCGGCGCTGCCATCTGGTTCTTCGATGGCTCGATCGCATCGGACCGCCTCGAATACGCGGGGACCGAGACCATCGGCGTGAAGGTGCTGCCGCGGATCTCATCGGGTGCTGAAGTTCCGATTGAAAATTCACCACCGGCCGGGCTGACGTTCAATCTGCGTTTCGCTCGCCCCTACCCGCCCGGCTTGGTTGAAGTCAACGGTGATCCTTGGTTCACTGATCCCATTCCGTTCAATCTCGATGTGCCAACGCTTGTGATCACCTGGGCGCACCGGGACCGTATCACGCAACAGGATCATCTGGTCGATCACCTCGAGGCTGATGTCGGACCTGAGCCCGGGACAACCTATGAGTTGCGGGTCTACACGGCTGACGACACTCTGCTTCGCACCGTTGTCGGTCTGACGGGCACAACGTGGTCATACGAATTCGCTGATGCCGCACTCGACTTCAGTGCAGCCGGCTCCGATTACCCTGGCTATATCACGTTGTGCTCGAGGCGCGACGGGCTGGCGTCATTCCAACAATACCGGATCGACTTCACTTTCGAAAGCTCGACGACGCCGGTTGTCTCCGATCCGGATTACGCGAATGTGATCCTGCTTGTGCAGGGTGGCGCAGACGCTTCGCTAACAATCAATGACCTGAGCACTTACGCCAGCACCGCAACGATTGTCAACTATGCTGAGTTCGACGATGCGCATCCGGTGTTCGGATCGAACTCAATCAAGGCAAGCACTCTATCGTCAGCCATTGGGTCGTTCTCGAGTTCTGGGTCAACGTCACGCTTCGGACGTGCGACAGGTGACATTTTCACGATTGAGTGCTACGTCTATATCCAGACTCTAGAGAACTTCTCAACCTCTTCGTTTGCCTTCTCTTGGTGGGCCGCTGGCTTGCGCATCCTCGAGGTGGGTACGCATGCAAACACAGCCGGGGCCAAGCTGCGTTATCGCCAAAGTAGTGAGACAGCACTCGAGTCGGTGTCGATCTCCTCTGGCGCATTGCATTTCCTGCAACTGAATATCAACGCCGACAATACGTTCACACTCGATCTCGACGGTGTTCTAGCCTACAGTGGCACCAATGGTCACGGGATTGGGGATGCTGGCACGTTTGAGTTTTTTGCAGGTGCTGTCAATGCATCGGGCAGTCCAAGCGCCCCGACTACTGCTGTGTGGACATCACCCCTGCGCGTGACCAAGGGTGTTGCGCGTGCGCGAGGATCAGTGCCGACCGAACCATTTATCGGTGACATCGCGGGTGGCCCCGACGTTGTCGAAGAGACATTCACGCTGACTACAAGCATCGTGACGCAGCCTGCCAGTGCGGCCATTGCGATGAACCTCACCCAGTTGGCCGCGCCGACTTCAGCAGGTTCGGCCTACGTGGCAATCTTCTACTGTCCGACGGCGCTGCAGGCTGACCCGCTGCCGGATGGAACGACGCTCTCCGTGAGTTTCGGCATCGGCTTGTCACAGTCAGTGGCTGTGTTGACCGTGCTGAGCTACACGGCAGTAGGTGCCACGTCGAAGGCAACGGCAATGGCCGCACTGATTGCCCAGGCGAACGCAGCAACTGCGCTTTCATCGCGCGGACTGACGGCATCGGCGAACAGTTATCTCGGATCACCCGGCATGCAGATTCAAGGACCGGACGGGTTCAAGCTGCATTCTTCATTCGGCATCATGGACCCGGGTGTGCAAGCACCTGTGTTCACGCAACTGAGCAACTTGCTTGTTGCCGAGTTCACCTTGGGTTCGCCTGCTGTCGGCAGTGCGTTGAATCAACTGGTGACTGCCACGCTGTCAGGTACGCCCGTGGCCGGTGATCAGTACACAGTGACGCTCAACGGGGTTGCCTACAGCCATACTGCGGCAAGCGGGGCCACGCTCAACGGGGTTGCTACTGCCCTGGCGGCTTTGATCGACGCGGCATCGGCTTACGCAGCTTCGGCCGCGGGTCCGGTGATCACCATCGACGGGGTGACGCCGACCAACGTGTTTACCTATTCGTCGTCGGCCGAAGCGTTATTCGCTTTCTAGGACTATCGTGAACTCATTCATCTTCAACCGTCTGATTGAATTGTGGGTCAAAGGGCAGATCGACTTTGACACCGACACGATCAAGGTCTTGCTCACCACTGATGCCTACGTCCCCAACAAGGACGCGCATGACTTCCGCAATGACGTGACCAACGAGATCACAGGCACGGGCTACATCGCGGGCGGCATCACCGTCTCTGTCACGGTGACGCGCGACGATGCGAACGATCGCGTGGACATCACATTCGCCTCAGTCAATTGGCCGACTGCGACATTCACTGCCCGCAAGGCTGTCTATTACAAGTCGCGGGGAGGCGCATCGTCGGCCGATGAGTTGATCTTGGTGAAGGATTTCGGGTCCAACGTGTCGAAGGTGGCTCAGACATTCGCACTGAATAGCTTGACCTTCCGCATTCAGAACTGAAGCAGACGGTGTCTTACACTTGACGGCATCGCACAAACAAATTGACCTGAAGGAATGACCATGGCAGTCGCTGCGTTGGAACTTCGAAAGGGCGACGCCTTCATTGTGCGAGTCACCTTCAATGACAAAACGACAGGTGATCCGTACCCCATGACCGGGTGGGAAGTCGAAGGTACGATGCGCTATTCGAACTGCCCCGTGGTTGAACTTACACCAACTTGGATTCAATACACACCCGGTGGCATCGCTCGCTTGAAACTGACAAGCGAAGAGACATCAGCACTCCATGTCGGTGAATACGAATTGCAAGTTCGGGCAATCTCGCCCGACGGTGATGGAATCTCAACCCAGCCCGTGACGGTCAACGTTCGGGACTGATCTCTATAATCGCTGGCAAGTCTGGCACTTTTCGCGCAAATAGGAGCACTGCACCATGGCCGCAGGACCGTTCATCACACCCCAAAAGGTCCACCTTAATCTATTCAGTGCCACGGGGCTCTTGGCAGCGAACCCGGCAAATTTCTTGGCGCATCTGGTGTCGAGTGCCTATTCACCGAATGACGCCACCGATGAACTGTGGGCGGCTGCTTCTGCCGCTGAATTGGCAACCGGCAACGGCTACACCAACGGTGGGCTTGCGCTGAGCAATGTCGCACTGACTCAATCGGGCAATGCCGTCAAGTTCACGGCTGACCCGCTGATTTGGAACAGCACCGGCTCAGGCATTGCGGCATGGCGCCGCTGCGTCATTCGATACAACGGCACGCTCAATGGCAAGGTCAATCCAATCGTCGCGCATTGCCTGGGCAACTCGACTGACATCGACGTGCCAGTGACGCCGGCAGGCAATCCGTTGACGATCACCCCGCACGCGACGAACGGGATCATTACTTCGACTCGCTCCTAAAAAGGATCAGCAAATGCCCACGACGCTTTCAACCTCTGGCCGCAATGCGGTCATGACCTCCATAGTCACAGGGCTCGGGGCCGGTGCAAAGGGGAAGTTGTACGACGGCGCAAAGCCTGCGGCGCTGGGGGCACCAGCGGGAGCACTTAAAGCTACAGTCGTTTTCGGTGCTGTCGTCGGCACCGTAGCGGCCGGCGTGCTGACGTTCGGGGCAGTGACGCAAAGCAATGGCTCGCACGTCGCAGGAACCCCGACGTTCTTGCGTCTGACGGACTCTGCCGACACGCCCTACGCGGACATTGACATCGGTGTTGCCACCGTTACCGGGTCCATTTCCGGCACCACACTGACGGTGTCTGCCGTGTCGGGCTCGATCCCGCTGACGAAGGGTATGGTCATCAGCGGGTCAGGTGTCACAGGCGGAACGTCCGTCCTGGCTCAGTTGACGGGTGCAACTGGAGGGGTCGGAACCTACACAGTCAGTGCCTCGCAGACTGTGTCGAGTACAGCGATCACAGGCAAAGGCGGCGGTTACTTGGAGTTTTCCGGGTCAGTGGTCAACGGCCAGAACGTCACGCTATCCGGCGTCACGTTGACCGACGGAAACGTCTGATTTTGGCCTCGCCTGCTCACAGCACCTACAGCGTCGGCGCCGGCAAGCCCATCCACGGTGGGCGCTGGCCGGGTGGGCGGCTGGCGGGCAATGTCGACCTTGCTGCGGTGTTGGGAGCGGGGGCGATGGGGAGCAGTGCCTCAGACCTCGGCAGTGATGTCGCGCTCGGCGCAGTGGTCGCAGCTGGCAGCGTGCAGGGCGGGTGGCCAACCTGGAGGGCGGCGATGACCCCGCTCACCTGGGCCGTGGTGCCTACTGCCAACGCCCTTGCAGACGTGGACCCGGAGGACTCTGCCACGTACAACCCGTCATATCCGTCGTCGGCGCCGTGGCACGGAGCTGGCGGACAGCCGATGGTGCTCGACGCCTGGGGCGGTCTGACGCCGTCGCAAGACGACGGCAGGATCTGGATGGCGTTGGGGGGCGGGCACGGTGACTACGCAGGCAACGAGTCCTACGTGATCGACATGCGCGCCGAAGCTCCTGCATGGTCGATGCTGCATCCGCCCTCGGGCGCAGTCGGGCAACCGGCCGTGGCCAACTACTCCGACGGGCAGGAGGCGACTGGCCTATACAGCGACGGCCGGATGCGTGCCGGCCATACGTACAACCAAGGCCTGCATGTTCCGGGTGGTGACATCTTCATCGCTACGGTGCCCGCGCCTTACTACAACCCTGTTTCCACAACGCAAAAGTCGTTCTGGATCGACATCGACACCGGCGTGCACTCGCTGGCGTCGGACTACACGGCGCTGACCGACGTGCAGGGCAGCGGCGAAGGCGGCAGCTGCTATGACCCGGTGCGCCATTGCATTTGGCATGTCCGCACTGCCGCAGTATCCAATCGGATATTGAAATCTGACCTAGCCAGTGGCGTGACCACCGCGCACGGCGCATCGAATACATGGGTCGGCGGCGCGGCCCGGTTCGTCTACGTGCCGGGGCACGACGTAGTGGTCAATCTCACGGGCATTGGCGCAGGATTCTGCATCTGGGATCCGGCGACGCTGGACTGGACGCGGGCGCCGTCATCCACTGGGGCCCTGCCAGCTGGCATATCGAACACTGTGGGCGTGGGCGCAGCATGGGTGCCCGAGCTGGGGAAGATCCTGATCTGGAACCACTCCAGCAACACTGCCACCTTCGCCACGCTGACCCCGCCCGCATCAAACCCGACCGGCGGGACGTGGACATTTGGCAGTTTGTCACCTGATGGCAGCAATGCGGTCACGCCCGCAGCCAAGGGGGGCAACCCAACATATGGAAAGTGCGGCTACCTGCCGGCGCTGAAAGGCATGTACCTCAAGCCGACCTTTGCCGCGTCCATGTACTTTTTCGCCACTAGCTGACCAATGACCTACACGCTCAAGAGCAACGCCACCACGGCAACAGCGGTTGTCGTGTTCGTCGGCGAAAACGGCGTCATCAATCTGGTGGGTGGCGGCCCGTCCATCGGCACGACGGGCACCATGTCCTCGAGCACCCAAAACGGGCACACGGTCTACGGGTCCGGGGCGGCGCTGACAAACAACTTTACGGTCGCGCTGAACAGCATCAGCGCAAGCACGGCGTTTTCGGTGCTGGAAGTGTTCAAGCCCACGTCCACGCTGGTGGACGACAGGACGATCGTGAACGACGGCGTGCGCAACTACGGTGTCCAGTACAGCCCGAACCGGATGACGCATGCGTCAAGTTTTCAGGGAGGCGAAGCCCTGCAGCCGCTGACCGGATATTCGCACCCGCCTTCAGACCTAGTTACGATGATCTGGGGGCGCCGCTCCGACGGAAAAAAAGCGCAGTACTACAACGGGTCCGGCACTGCGTCGGCTCTGAACGACAGCTCCGCCACCGTGGCGGCCGGCACATGGAAGTTCGGCGGCTCCCATTCGGGCACGACCGTAGGCGCTGGCGTGGGTATCTTCGCCGTGTTCGTCGGCACCGGCCCAGACACACTTAGCGCCTACCTTGGGAGCGACGCATACGCGGCCATGTTCGACACGGCCGTTGTCAGTGATCTGTCGGGCAACGTCACCCTCGAAGCGGCAGTAGCCGCCGGCACCCTGGCAGACGCTGGCCCCACCGCGCTGACTGGCAACGTCACCCTCGACGCAGCCGTTGCCGCCGGCACCCTGGGCCTGCAGCCCGGCACCATCACCACTGCCCCGTGGCGCGCACCCGTGACAGGTGCAGTGCTCGCCAGTACCACGATCCCTAAGCTCGCCATCCTGCGCATCAGCGACATGGCCAACGTGCTCACGCTGACCGACCAGACTACCAACGGCGCGGGCGTGCTCACCATCACCAACGCCGCGCTGCTGCAAGGCGTGCCGTACCTGCTGGTGGCCTGCAATGCTGACGGCACGGCATTCGGGGCTGAGGCCTACACCTCGACATGACCTTCAAATACGGCCCCAGCCTGCAGTCCGGCGCGTACACCTACGGCCGGGGCAGTCTGGGCATCCCTGCCGAGCTGGTGCCGAGTACAGGCCTGGACGGCCCGGCGTACTTCTACGGATCGCTCGATATGCCGGGCGACACCGGCAGCGAGATCAGCGCGCACATCACGCGCTACCCGACCAATGGCACACTGTCCTTGGTCGGCGACGACGGCGCCTTCAGCTACACCGGCGCCACCGACTACCTGCTGTATGAGCTGCGCGAGTGGGACGTGCTCGACGCCACCGACATCGGCTACGGCCCCGGCATCGGCCGCGTCGACCTTGCAGTGGGCGCGGCGGTTGACCTCGCTCCGGCCGCAGCCACGGTCACGGTTGCGGGCCACGCGCCCACCGTTGCGCAGCCGACCATGGTCGCGCCTGCGGCGCAACAGATTGCGATTGCCGGCGGTGTCCCGTCGATCAGTCAACCGCAGTCGCTGAGCCCCGCAGCGCAGCAGATCATTGTCGTCGGTGGCGTGCCGTCGATCGGTCAATCGGAAGCCTTCGCCCCCGATGCGCAGCAGATCATTGTCGTCGGTGGCGTGCCGACCATTGGACAACCGCAGTCGCTGAGCCCAGGTGCGCAGCAGATTACTGTCTACGGGTGGGCACCGTTGCTTTCACAAGTTGAAGGCCCACCACCTGTTGCCGACCCCATTCGCTTGCTTGCAATCATTTCGCAAGAGATTGCTTTCGAAGCTACGATCGAACAGGCATGACGCCGACAATTGAATTAGAGATCGAAATTGACGAGGTGGTGTCTTCACCCGCCTTGACCGTTTGCGCTGTCGAAACAACCGAAATTTCAATCTTAGGAAAGGTGTCCGTGCCCGTCATCCAAGTCGACGTTGTGATCGAGCTTGACCCGTCATTGACCTAAAGAAAAAGACTCAATCATGCCCGGTGTTGATCCAACCTTTCTGGCAATTCTCAACGCAATCAATCTGGCGCGCAGTGAGGCTGCAGATCAGCAGCGCCGCAACGAGGAACGTATGGGGCGCATCGAAGACGAGTTGAAAGAAGCGAAAGCCGAACTGAATGACCACATGGTCAATGAAGACAATCAGATCGGCACCATCTTGGACACGCTGAAGGATTACATCACCAAGTCGGAAGAATGGCGGAAGAAGTCAGATCAGGAAATGGCGCAGAACACCGCAGTGACCAAGGATGTGAAGGACGGGCAGAACTTTGTCCGCATCGCCACGGCCATTGTGAAGTGGGTTGGCGCCCTGGCTCTCGCGATCGGAACAACGTGGTGGGCAGTGCGGACGATCGTCGGTGGGTCTGACATCGGCCCGGGGCCTGGGCCGTGAACAATCAGAAACTTGCTGCCCTGGCGAGTGCCGCAGCAATCGCCCTGGCTACACCCGTCATCGTTTACTACGAAGGCACCCGCCTCGAGGTCTACCGCGATCCGATCGGCATCCTGACGGCATGCACCGGGCACACCGGCTATGACGTGAAAGCCGGGCACACCTACACGCATCAGGAATGCGCCGACATTCTGACCCGGGATCTGACTGAGCACGACGCCGGGCTGATGGGTTGCATCAAACCCCCATTGGAATCGAACGTGCATGCGGCCATGCTGTCGTTCACGTTCAACGTTGGCGTGTCGAAGTTCTGCAATTCCACAGTTGCCAAGCGGCTGAATGAAGGCGACATCATGGGCGCCTGTGCCGAACTCAGCCGGTGGGTCTACGCTGGCGGGAAGAAACTGCTTGGGCTCGAGCGTAGGCGAGCCACTGAACGCGCACTGTGCGAAGGACGGCCGACATGATTGATCCGAATGGCAAGTGGTGGGCTCCGCTGATCAGCCGCAAGTTCATCGTGGCTCTCGGTTCCCTGGCAAGCGCCCATTGGCTGTGCTCCGAGCGGCTGATTGCTGACGGGGTCTACAGTGCCGTTGTGATGGGCACAGCCGGTGCCTACATGCTGGCCAACGTCACACAGAAGGTGCAGACGAAGGACAAGAAAGACCCAACATGATCTCCCCCCAACTCATCGTGTTCTTCGTGGTCGCAGTCATCGGCTTCGTGTCTGGCTACGGCATTGCAATCAAACAGAAGAACACGGAACTTGGGGAGGTGCGCGCCGCTTACGATCGCGAGCGTGCCGGTGCAATCGCAAACACTGCCAAGTGGGAAGCACAGCAGCGCATCGAAGAAGGTCGACGCATCAAGACAATCATGGAGGTTACCGATGCTGCCAATCTGCAAGCTGCCCAGGCTCGGGCTGATGCTCAGCGTCTCGATCGCGTTGCTGGGGTGCTCCGCAATGCCGTCGTCGCAGCCTATGCCAGCAAGCCCGCCGACCCCAGCGGTGATCCCGCCACTGCCGGCAGCAGCACGCCAGCCACCGACCCCGGTCTGGTGCTCCCCGACTTGTTCGGCTGGGCTGATTCGAGATTACGAGAACTTGCTTCGGTCTATGACCAAGCCCGCATCGCCGGCATCCTCTGCGAGCGGAGTTACGGGGCGTTGATCAGCGGGCACTGAAGGCTTGATCTGAACTTGAACACCAAGCACTTCGGCCAGTAGTTGCGCTGCTTGCTCAGGCGTGCATTCAACCCAGTGGTCATCGGGCGCACGCACATACACAAAGCCCAATCTAAGGCAACGCTTCTGCCATTCGTGCCGGTACTTCATACCGGCCGACCGAAGGACCGCATGACCTGAATCATCAATTCGTGCTCAGCCATCTTGAGCGCGAAGGTGAACCAGTTCGGCGGGCTCAAGGCGAACCGCGGATCTGATGGTGCGTAAGGGTCAACGTCTAGCTTGTGGCACATTTCCGTTGCCGCTGCTTGGTGCTGTTGGATCTGCCATTCCTGCATTGCCATGGTCGCTCACCTGTCTCGGTTGATTGTCTGAATGAACCTGCGCCGCTTGCGCCGTCGCTGTTCCGTGGGGCTTGGCATCAACGTCAACGATCGTGCAACGCGTCGACAGTCAACCCCAGGCGTCACGTCCGCTGGCTCAGCGTAGGTTCGAAAGCAATCGAACCACCGTGCAGCCTTGCTTGGATCTGTAGGCTCAGGTCTGCAGGCCTCAACGAAGAAGCGACGTTGCGCAATGCCCGCTCGACGAAACTCTTCGGCTATGCGATCGAACGCAGTAGTGCAGTCCGTTGCGTCTTGCCTTGCCACAGCCCTTGAGCCGGTGATAACGAAACTGAACTTGCCGAACGGATCTCGGTAAATGAAGGTGTGCCCGGCCAAATCGGCCGACGTGTCGTCCGGGTTGAACATCACCGACCCTTGATGATTCGATTGGCCGTGGTTGAGAACACGCCTTCGATGATCTTGTCTCGAGTCTCTGCCGAAAGCCCGTCGGCTAGCTCGCTTTCAGCCTGGGCCTTCATCTTGTGCCATGCTTGTTCTTGAGCTTCGCGCGTCAGCCTACGCTGACGAACGAAGTCAATGCGAGCCTGCACCGCAGCGGCTTGCCTTTCTTCAAAGGTGCCGCGCCGCTTGGCTTCGCCCATGGTCAGAAGCCCGTAACGGCGGCGGGCCGCGCCTGGACGATCACCGGGGTCTTCTTGTCGCCGATGTTGACGGCAATGAACTTGCCCGTCGGGGTCTGGTTGACGCCGGTCACGAACCCCTTCGCGATCTCGCCGGTCTTGCGCTTGACCTTGACGCGGGCGCCGGGCTTGTAATCGCTGCGGGGCTTGACGGGCGCCGCTGCTTTCTTGGTCGGTGCCTTCTTGGCGACGACGGGGGTCTTCTTCACGGGGGCAGCGGTCTTCTTGACAGCCGGGCTCTTGGTTGCAGTTGCCATTTGAAATTCTCCTAGAAGTGATTGAGTTGTTGAAGGGTTACAGGTCGCTGAGATCGACCTGCTTTGGAATTGCTTCGGCAGATGGCTTGTCCAAGGGTAGTTCCATCTGCGCCGGCTCTTGGCCCCACGTTTCGCTGATCTTCATCAGGTATTCCGCGGGGGTGGCTGTTTCCTGCAAGCCGGTCAGGATGTGACTGGCAGCACGGATGCTGTCGACCAGTTGCGCCGCTTTCAGCCGGTGCTCGGGGGTGTCGGGAATGAGGATCTTGCCGGCCGTGCTGTACGTCTTGCCGATCGTGCCGTCATCTTCGAACGTGCACATGGTGCCGTCAGGCATTGCCTTGACAAGCTCCATCCCGAGGCCGATGGACTGCATTGCGAACGCGACGGGCGTCGACTCGACTTGCAACCACAACAACCACGGGGCATTCATCGACAAGCGCCAGCGACTGTATTCGTCGCAATAGCGTTCGTACTCAGCGACCAGTTCGCCGACGGAGACATCAATGAACAGACTGCTTTCCAACCCGAAGTGCTTCGCCACGTAGCTCGGCAACTCCAATCGAAACAGATGGTCGGGGTCTTCCGGATCGAAGAGGATCTTCTGCACCTGGGTGCTGGCTGTGCCGTCTTCGGCAACGTGAAAGACCGACTTCTTGATGATGATGTTCTTTGCCATCACAGATCGTCCGTATCGTATGACTTGGCGGCTGCGGCGGGCTTCTTCGCAGCAGACGGACCCGGGGGAAGGGCGCCCTTCTTGGGCTTCTTCGGTGCCGCTTCCGGCTTGGGCTGCATGGGGATCTTCTGACGATCCTTGACCCACTGGCCGATCGCAACGCACATGGCCGGATAATCGCCCTGCGCCCACAGTTGGGCACGCTTGTCCTTGGCAATGGGCTTGAAGCCCAGTTCCTCGAGTAGTGCCGCGGGGATGGTCAGCCCAACCCGTCGGCAAACGTCGCCGGTCATCATCGTCGGGGTGTCATTCATTGCTGTTCCTTCTCTTCATTCTTGGTAATCGCCTGAAGTTCAGACCGGATGCGGGCGATACGCGCATCCAGTTTCTTGACGGTGAAAGCTGCGTCTTCTTCGACTGCCTTCCATTCGATCCGATCGCACTCGGCGGAATTGAGTTGCTTGCTCAGCATTTCAATCGGGCCGAGTGTCCGGAATGGGTTCGAAGGCCACTTCATTTGGA